CGGAATGTGGCCCGTCATGTACGGCGAATACCGACTGTGTTTTATGTCAGGGAACCGACTTACTTCCTGATAATATGATGGACGCCGTTATACGGTATCTTAATAAGTCCTATGAGAAGATGCCGACAGGTAAGACAGCCGACGAATGGGAGACCGAGCGAACCATTATCCTATACTCACTGTGCGGTTACATCTGGTATTATCAGGACAAAGAAAAGTACACGACGGTGGCCAGAGAAATACCGTTTAGTCTTCCGATTAGAAATCCCGGAAGCAACAGAAACCTCATCGGTGTCCAACTCGACGGCAAGATTGATAAGTTTGCCGCCGCACCAGATTGTGCAGTGGTGATATACGAACACAAATCGACAGGGAGCAGCATAGATGAAGACTCAGATTTCTGGAAACATTTGACCCTCGACACACAGGGTAGGGTTTACCCCTTTTCTGCCAGAGAATTGCAACTAATGGGTAAACTTGAAATCTATGGTATAAAGCCGGGCGACCCCCTTATCTCCAGTGTGGTATATGATGTGTGGCATAAACCGGGTATCAGACCGGCCAAGTTGACACAGGGCGAGACCAAGGAATTTGTAACGACGGGTGAGTACAGGGGTCAGAAGTTTGAAGTCTCTGTATCTGATGGTGTGTTCGTCAATGGTGTGCGTGCCGAAGTTACGCCCGGTGCTAAGGAAGGGACGTTCGCCATACGTGAGACCGCCAGTATGTTCGGAGCGAGACTACTCGCCGACATCGTTGAACGCCCTACCTTTTACTTCGCCCGCAGGACGGTGGGACGAACAGATGAAGACATAAGGAATATCCATACCGAGATAGTGAACATATATCATACGGTAAGATTCCTTGAAAAAAATAACTGTTGGTGGTGTGATGAAACACAGTGCGAGGCCACGTTCAAGTGCCCGTACATCAGTATATGCTACAACAATGTGAAGTTAAAGCCCGACGAAGTACCGCCGGGATTCAGAAGAACGTATGTCCTTGAGACAGAAAGGGGTGAATAATGGGGAGTCCAGCTTATATTAGGTTTGAGAATACTTTTCGTGCTTTGGTGGATTGTGCAGCACACTTGAACGATGAACTTAGTTCCACCGAGACTGATTTTAAGAATCTGTTGATTGATACTTGTGAGAGCATAGTAGAAACAGAAAGGGGTGAATAGAATGAAATGCAGACTAAAAAAATCACAAGGATTATATTATTATCGTGATGGTAGGAAAATACGTGGTATAGCCAATTACTTGTATGGTGATGTATCCGGTTTGTCCGGCGACGTATCCGGTTTGTCCGGCGACGTATCCGGTTTGTATGGAATCGCAACCAATATGTCAGGTAACATTGACGACTGTGAATTAACCGATGAAGAACGTAAAAACGGCGTAGACATAAATGATTTAATAGAAAGGGGCGAATAATGGCCATAAACAAACCTAAAACTATGGGTACGAAACTACCGTCCCCCCCACCACCGGGGCAACTTGTGACCCTACCGGTATCATTACCGGTCAAGAAATTCAGTGTTAAGAGTTGGGACGGTCAGGGCGAGGGCGAGAAGATAATGCTCTACGGCGACACAGGTATAGGAAAATCGTCCCTTGCTATGCTGTCACCTGACCCTGTTTTCGTAGGTCTCGATGATGGGGCCAGAAAACTGAGACATCCGGCGACCGGTGAACCTGTGAAGTGCATCGCCGGGGTAGAGACGTTCGCCGATGTCCTGTCGGTACTCGGTCAACGTGATGTGTTCGAGGGGTTCAAAACTGTGGTAGTCGATACAATTACCATCCTTCAAGACTGGGCCGAACCTTACGTGTTTCAGACTGTTCCGGGGCCAAAGGACATAAGGATAACAAACCTCGAAAGTTACGGTTATAACAAGGGCTACAAACATCTTTATGATACCATGAAACTTATCCTTGTGGCGTGTGATGGACTCGTAAGGGTGGGCAAGAACATTATCTTTGTGGCTCAATCGTTCCCAAGTCGTATCGCTAATCCGGGCGGCGAAGATTTCCTGCGTGAAGGGCCACGACTTCATGTCGATAAAACATGGAGTATCGAGTCACTATATTGTGAGTGGTGTGACCACATCCTTCGGGTGAACTACTTCAATTCGTTTGTGGCCAAGGACAAGAAGATAACCGGAGACACACAACGTGCCGTGTATGTTCAGCCGGAAGTATATTTTAGGGCCAAGTCCCGGACTGTGAAGGAATCGGTGGTATCGTTTGAGACCTCGGCTGATGACTCGATTTGGAAGTTTATATTTGGGGGTGGTAATGAGTAGAGAACCCGGTCGAAACGAACCAATGTCCATGTGGTTCTGGTTTGAAGTACAAAAAGTGTCACGGTGACATAACAAAGATTCAGGAATGTCAACGAGTTGCATTGAAGTTAATGCAGGAACTTATTGTCAGGGAAATCAGTAAAAGAGAAAGTGAGGCGACGAATAGTGAGAACGGAAGCGAAACAAAAAATGACGGCTGATATTGCCTTGCAGAATATCCGGCAAATCACCGACCAAGCAAGATTAACTAAACAAGAGCATGATATAATTGAGGAAAGTTGGCGACTTGTGTGTGAAGTGTGCAACTATTCCGAGAAAGGTGGTGAACAGTAATGGGACAGATTGACAGAGCAGCAACATTTCGTGGCAACGTAGTGAGTGGCGGTGTGTCACTCACCAAGAATGGATTTCCGCAACTGATACTTCAACTCTGTGCCGATGAAATTCATGACGCAGATGAGGACGTGTGGGTAGATTGGTCAGACACCGAATTTAGGGAACAGACCAGTTACCTTACTCTTTACGGAAGCAAGGGTGAGACCTTCCACGCTGCACAGATAAAGAAGGTATTCGGCTGGAGCGGAACTTCGTTCCGTGAACTTGACGGTATAGATTTTTCTGCGGTCAAGGTTCAGTTCCGTGTTGAATCGCGTGTGTATGACGGGAAGACAAAACTTGAGGTCAACTGGATTGACGAGTACGGGGCCGTTCCGGGCAGGTCGATAAAGAAACTTGAGGATGCAGAGTTGCGTCAACTGGACGCCAAGTTTTCTCAGTTTCTAACCAAGGCAGCCCCGGCCAAGGCCCCGGCCAAGGCTCCCGATGCTCCCGCCGCACCACAACCGGGTACTATTAAGGTAAAGGGTAAGAAGTACAAGACAGCAAGTGAAGTATTAACGAACACGGAACCGGAAACCACGACCGTTCCTGTGGCCCCGGTGGTTCCGGTGGCTGCAAAACTTCCTGCGATACCGCCGATACCTGCTCCGCCTGCTCCCCCTGCTCCGGTTGCGACGGCGAAGGTTAATATGCTCCCGCCCGGAAAGTGTACCAAACAGGAAGCATGGGATGCTGCGGTTGACCTTCGTAAACCGAGTGTAACAGACCAGCAGTTAGCGGAAATATGGTATGCCGCTATTTATGAGGTAGCACAGACCAAGGAACAGGACCAACTGACTGAGGAACAATGGTGGTTAGTGCAGGAAAAGGTTCTCAACCAAATATCAATCTTCTAAACAAAGGATTTTATGGTTGGAAAACAGTCTATTAGCTCTCTGTACGCTTCTTATGTGGATAACGTCCTGTCTGTCGAAATGCTCAAACCTTGGGCCGATGAGATAGGTGTTAGTGTTCAATCATTACAGAGACTTGGCGTAGGAATCCAACCTGACAACGGAAGTTTGATAATACCAGAAAGAGATGAATTAGGGAATGTTATAGGTCTTCAATGCCGTTTCTTTGACGGCAAGAAGTTAATGGTCAAGGGTTCAAAACGGGGACTCATCTATGCGAGTAACCCGGACTACAACGGTAAGGATAGTATTGAATTAGGAAATCAGAAATGGGTCAGGCTACACGATGCCGGTGTGGTCTGTCCCATCTGCGGGAAACCTGACTGGTGTATGATTTCATCAGACGATGTAAACGACCCGCAGGCCGTCTTATGTAGCCGTGTCGAAAAAGGTTCGACTAAACACATACCTGAAAGTGGATACCTTCACATAAGAAAGAACAGTGGTAAAGTTTGCGTTACTAATGTCCTCGCCGATACGGAAGGTGTTATTGCAGTGGTCGAAGGATTCACAGATACGGCCACTGCTTTCGACCTCGGTTTAGTAGGTGTGGGAAAGTTTTCCGCAGAAGGTGGTAACAAATTTCTGAAACCTTTGGTCAAGAACAGAGAGGTCATAATAGTCGGTGACAATGATGCCGGTGCTGGTAAGAAAGGCATGGACACCACATTTGAAATTCTAAAAGGCACTTGCAGTAAACTAATAAAAGTCTTGCCGCCTATTGAGTTCAAAGACCTGAGAATGTGGAAGACAAAAGGTGAATTAACACCACAGATGTTTGCAGATTGGGTCGTGCAACATGGTGAGCAAGCATCAGGTGATGATATTCTGCCGGATAGTTCTCCACTTACAATAGCTGACCTGTACATAACTCGTATGTGTACAGAAGACGGTCTGCCCACCATACGGAACCACAACGGTAACTGGTTGAAGTACGGAAATGGGTGTTATCAGGAGTTCACCACCGAAGAGTTCAGAGGTGGTATTTACTCGTTTCTTAGGGGCAAAAAATATCCTGCAAAGAACACCAAAGGTGAAACGGTTCTATCGGAGTACGTCGCCACCAGAGCCAAAGTAAGCGACGTGATAGACGCTTTTAGCACCCAATGTCCGGTCATACAGGACGCACCTACGTGGCTCAAAGATGCCGATATACGACCGGACCCTAAGAATCTGATAACTTTCAAAAACGGAATACTCGACATAAACGAGTACATCAAGGGTAATTTGGTACTTTATCCGGCTACTCCTGCATTCTTTAGTTACAACGTCCTTCCTTATGAGTTTGACGAACACGCCGAGAGTGAATTGTGGTTGAGTTTTCTTGACGACATCTTTAGTGATGAGAAAGAAAAAATCACTCTGTTGGCACAGTGGTTTGGCTACAATTTAGTGCCCGATATGAGCATGGAAAAATTGATGTTCTGTGTTGGCAGACCACGTTCAGGAAAGGGCACAGTTCTCGATGCCATGACCAATATGCTCGGCAGGAAGCAGTGTGCCAACACCAGTTTTCAGGCACTATCAAGTGAGTTCGGGTATCAGCCACTGGTAGGTAAACTTGCAACTATTTTATCAGATGCCAGAGTGCCCAACCACAGAGAAGCAGTAGCATCGTTAGAGAAAATACTTCAAGTGGTGGGACGAGATTCTATAGGTGTTAGACGTATGTACAGGGAATACCTTGCGTCTGTGAATCTCAAATGCAGATTTACCATAGCTATGAATGATTTACCTGAGTTACCGGACCAAGTTAATGCTCTTGAGTCCAAATTGAATATCCTTACCTTTAACAATTCCTATGTTGGTAGAGAAGACATAACACTGAAATCCAGATTAAGCGAGCAGGCTGGTAAAGGACTGCTGATAAATTTTGCCCTGCGTGGTTTGAAAGACCTGCGTTCACGTGGACATTTCATTGAGACCGAATCAGGAATAGAGATGATACACAACATGAGAGAACTAACAACCCCCATCTTCACATTCATAAAAGACTGTTGTAAGATGCAACCGCCGGGGGATGAAGAGTATTTAATACCCAATGATGAACTATATGAAGGTTGGCAACACTGGTGTAAAGAACAGGGTTGTATATCTGGTAGTAGGGCACAGTTCAGCCATTGGATATGTAACGGTCTTCCTTCTGTGAGAAGGATACGCAGACGTTTTGGTAGTGACGAAATTAAGAGGTGTTTTTCTGGTATTAAAATGGCAGATTGGGCGTACAGACTGTATCTTGGAGTAAACAAGAAATAAACCTTAAACAATAGAAAGGAAAATAGTGATGAGTAAATTTTATAGTGTGTTAATTGTAGTGTTGGCAATCGCAATAATCGGCGTCCTCGGTTGCAATACGCTGGTGGACAAGTTGACGCCTGCCGACATTAACAAGCGTGCTGTTGATTACGCCAAGATTGACGTGAGTGGCGAACTATATCCCAACCTTCTTGAGGCAAGGAGAGTCAGAGATGAAGTTATCCTGAAACATCGTGATTCACAGTTAGACCTTAAACGACTTGCCGAAGACGACCAGATAATGTATGCCGACGCCTTGGCCTTTATGAACAATTCGATAAACGACGCTGAGAGTTTTCAGGCGTTGTTAATCGGTGATGCCAGCCAACCATTGAGTATTCTCGGTCTTCTTGCTCCATTGGGTATCGGTACATTACTCGGTCAACGATTCCTGAAACGACCGGGTGATAAGAGTCCGGCAGAAGTTGCGGTCTTGACCAACGGAAATGGAACGACCGCTGATTTAAGTGATGGTTCACGTCCGGGCGTTACCCTTGGTTAAACACAATGTTTAGAACACGGGAACATCTTCTTGAGTGGCTTGAGACGGCAGCACCGTACAGATTCATACGTCGTGCCATGTTTGAAACGGGTGTCGAGTTTCTGGGCGGGTTCCGAGAGGTCCCGCCCTACTCGACGGACCCCGGATGGATAGTGCGTGGTAAGGCCAAGTTCGGGACCGAATGGATACTGGCTGTTGTACCCAATCGAACTGACCCACGAAAACGAAAGATGTTCATATTGTCTTCCGTGCCTTGGCGATTCTGGTGCGGCGGGACACATGAGAATAAACTATATCAGGGGGACCACCCTGAAACTTATGGAGAACTTAGAGATGCCGAAGCAAAAGAATGAAGAATATCTTAGAACAGGACAATGTTCGGCTTTTATCAAAGAGACATACGGTGTTGACAGGTCGCGGTCGTGCATCTACAACTGGATTAGAAAAGGCCGGGCGTCACCGCATGGAGAATTGATAAAGTTGAGGACCACCAAAAGGCTCGGTATCACATATACCACAAAGACGTGGGTGCGAGAGTTTGTTGCACAGGTGAGTTACTGATATGAAACCGATAAGATTCTACTGTGTGGATACAACCAAGGATACCATAAATGTAAGGTTATCCGATTTCGATGTGTATGGTCCGGCCCCTATACTGTGGTCCTACCAAGGGATGTTTAGTATAATACCGGAAGAGGTGGTAAAGAATGTTTTCGACCTTCTCACGGATGTCGAAAAAGTGGACGCCACACACTCGTTTCCAACGAAAAAGAATTACACTTTTCATTGGGACGATACCACGTCAATGGTGTCCTTTGTGAGA